ATCGTCCAATAAAATTAAATTAAATTTGAACCATCCATGCAAAGAATTAATCTGGGTCGTTCAGCCAGATGCCAACGTCGACTATTGTGCGTCATTAGTTGCTGGTTCTGCGCTAAATACATTATTGGGAGCTCAACCATTCAATTACACCGATGCTTTAGATGCCTTGCCAAATGCGGTTCATGCGTTTGGTTCAAAGACAACAATTAGTGGAACTAACGAATTTATTAATACTTCAGGTGCTTTTGAAGACATGTGGGCAAATCAGATTAAACCAGCATCTATTAGTGGAACACCTGTAAGTGTTACAAATGCTGCAGGTGTAAGAATAGATCTTGGGGTAACCAATACTGGTGGTCTAATTGCTGGAGCTCTACCAGGTACACAGGCGCGTGGACCACTAGGAGAAAATAATATTGAAGACTCGGGTGTATCTGATGCCGGAACCTTTGTTTTAGCTGAAACTGCGTTAGACATGCATTGCTGGGGTGAAAATCCAGTTGTAGTTGCCAAATTACAGCTTAACGGTCAGGATCGCTTTTCGGAGCGTGAAGGCACCTATTTTGACCTCGTTCAGCCATTCCAGCACCACACCCGTGCACCAGACACCGGCATTAATGTGTATTCGTTTGCTCTAAGACCTGAAGAGCATCAGCCATCTGGCACCTGCAATTTCTCGCGCATTGATAATGCTACTCTCCAATTAGTATTGTCGAACGCTACAGTTCAGGGTGTAAATACTGCCAAAGTTCGCGTATATGCGGTTAACTACAACGTTCTTCGTATTATGTCGGGTATGGGTGGCTTAGCATATTCCAATTAAATTAAAGTCAAATAAATCAAATAAGTCAAATAAGACAAATAAGACAAATAAGTCAAATAAGACAAATTTTATAATAATAATATTATTTAAATAATAATATTATTTTACTATATTAGTATTAGTTCTAATGCAAATAATTAGTGTTAAAAATAGTTTTTATTTTACATATGTATTTTTAATTACTACAGGAGTAATTACATTTATTGAGGCATTACGAAACCCTATTCCACAAATTCGCCATATTATGAATTTAGAAACTTGTATATCAATTATTGCTGGTTATTTTTATGGAGTATTTATAGAACTATTAGATAAATCAGAAGAAAAAAGTGTATTAACACAAGAAACACAAATTACACAAAAAACACAGCTAACACAAAAAACGCAAATAACAAATGAAATAAAAAAAACAGCAGAAAAAGACACTGCTCCATTAACTAGTCCAGACTCTGAACATAAACTACTAATAGAGAAAATAAATGATATGCGCTATTCTGATTGGGTAATTAGCACACCATTAATGTTATTAGTATTATCTCTCGTTTTGGGTTATGAAAATAAAGTAGACGTCCATTTTTTTTCATTTGCATTGGTCCTATTTTTCAACTTTTTAATGTTGGGTTTTGGATATGTTGGAGAAATCAACTTATTAAATAGAACATTAGCAAATTTTATAGGTTTTATATTCTTCTTTTTAACCTATGGAACTATTTGGAAACTATTTCTGACTGGTTCTAAAGTAACAAAGCAATCTAAAATGATATTTTGGCTATATTTAGGATTATGGTCTTTATATGGTGTCTTTTATCAGACAAATGAAACAACAAAAATGATTGGTTATAATATGCTTGATTTATTAGCAAAAGCATTTATTGGACTATTCTTTTGGTTATATTTATCAAAAATAGTAAAGTTTTAATAAAATGGATTTTTGGCTTCTATTAGCCATTGACTAGACTTAGTATCTAAAATTCTTGTATTATTAAAATGTTTTTTTAATAATTCAAGAATATTTACACTTTTTGGGCCTGACGGGTCATACTTATATACTTTATCAACAATACCTATATACACTAATCCACCAGGATTTAAGAGTGCTTTAATTTTAACCATTACATTATTATATTGTAAATAAGGCATATTCCATAAAAAGCATGTAATTACACCAAATTGTTTAGAATTATCCATTGTTAATAAATCTTGCTTTAAAAGTGTGATTTTTTTATTTGCCCACATCTCGTGAAATCGTGAAGAATCTATATCAATACCTAATACACTTGATGCACCAACTTTTACTAAATTTTCACAATTTGCTCCATTTCTTGTTCCAATATCTAAGCAACTTTTATTAATAAAATTACAACTGTTTTTCAATAATTGATTGTAAACATCATTAGCATAATAATCATTAATCATTTGTTTTTTATAATTTTATTATTTATTATAAAATAAGTAAAAAAATTTATATTATCAATTTTTTAAGCAACTTGATTTATGCTTTATGTTTTATGCTTTATGCTTTACCACAATTTATTATAATAAATTGTACTAATTACTTCTATTAATTCATTTGCAAGTTTGGCCTCATCAATATCAAAGAAGCAGTGTATTTTATCAAGGATTAGCGATGCTTTATCGTCCGGACATAGTTCCTTATCTCCTGGTTCGCGCAATAATGTATTATATACATAAGTTATTACAGGAATGTCTTCACACGTCATGCTAACTTGTTTTATATGTTCAATATAATCTTGAACAAATGGCAAATCAATAGTAAATGTTAGATCACTAAATGTTTGAGGTTCTAATGCCTTCCTATATTTCAAGTATTCAATTATTAAAATTTCATTAGCATAAGCATCACAAATAGTTCGCGCACATATGTTTTTAAATTTATTTTCTATATATGCTCCTGTTAATAGTTCAATATTAAGATGCGGTTCATAATTAGTTTTTTCAATAAGCATTTGCTGCTTTAGCATTTTATAGTATATATTGATTAGTAATAATAATAAATTAGTAATCAATTTTATTTAATGTAAATCATGTTTTTCAATAACAATAGTAAACAATATAAACAATAGCATACAAAACATATATAAAAAAAAATTGATTTAAATATAATTTAATAAATTATATTAAAACACTACTATTATGGCGTCATTCATTCAAGAAGTTGTTGCTATTATTGACCGGTCGGGTTCTATGTCTGGCAAAGAAGCAGATACTGTTGGTGGTATTAATTCAACATTAGACATTATTAGACAAGATTTAAAGCCGGGTGAGCGTGTAAATGTATCAATTAAGTTATTTGACCACGAAGAGCGTATGCTAATTAGGTCATTAAATATTGAAGATGTGCGGCCTCTTGAACTAAGACAATTTGTTCCTCGTGGTCAAACCGCTTTATACGACGCGATTGGTTCAAGTCTTACTTATTTTATGGAAAAGAAACTACATGAACCAAACAGTTATACTAAGTGTTTGATTTATGTAGCTACTGATGGTTGTGAAAATTGCAGTAAAAAATTTAACGCACAAACGTTAAAAAAGCTAATTACTAGTGCACAAGAATCATATAACATTGAGCTAATGTATTTAGGAGCAAATCAAGACGCAATTTTAGAAGCATCTAAAATCGGAATTGAAGAAGGTCATGCTATTAATTATAGTGAAACAAAGGATGAATGTCGAGCAGTATATAGGTCTCTTGGTAATGTTGTAAATAGGCAAAGGAGTTGTGCGCCAACCGCGTTTACACAAGTAGAGCGTAGCCAATCATACCAACCAACTACACCACCACCAACTAGTCGTTCTAATGAACCACCACGGTTAAGGCGTCAAACAAGCGTAAGACCGGCATTCTTTTAAATACAAAAACTATATACAAAAATATAAAATTATAAAATTATAAAATTATAAAAACAAAAATTCAAAAAACTCATATTTTTTTTATAAAATAGCACCTAACTATTTTATAAAATAACTATACATTGGGTGGGGTTCGAACCCACGAGGCCGAAGCCATGCGAACTTGAGTCGCACCCCTTAGACCACTCGGGCACCAATGCTTAAAAATTAATAGACAAATGTCTATTACTATTATTAATGCTAATGTCTTTATATTGTTTCGCTATATTATATAATTTGTGTTTGTATATAGCTATTAATATTATAGGCAAGCGGAGCATATAATATAGAACTTATGTTTGCTAAATATAACTTAATTTGTTTTTCTTTTTCTATTGAAACATAAACATAGGCAATATCAAATGTGCCGTATGTTGCCCAATAACACCATGCTAAATTAGTTAAACATGCCATACAGGAATGATATAATGTAACGCTATTAGGTATATAAATGTTTACATATAAAAATGGTAAATTATGTAAAATCATATTTCCAATATGAAAAATAGGGAGCGAAAGTCTTTTTCTAATAGCCATTCTCTTAAAAGTTGTATTATCTAGTAAATAAGCTCCATTAAATGTGAAAAAAATCAAATAATTCCAACAATAACTTATACTATATAAATAATTATAATCCATATAATTGTTATATGGTTTAAAATAACATAAAATAAATAAGGCTAAGTTTATATTTGTAAAAGGAATAATTTTCTCTCTAATAATAAACTCCATTTTACTAATCTTAATTAATAATTTTGAGTAATAACTATTTAAATGCTATTGTTTCATAATTATTTGCTAATATGTTTTCTTTAAATTTCTTTTTCTATATTATATAAAATAATATATAAAATAATATATAAAATATATAATGATAACAAGACAAGCACCATCAGAAAGTGCAAACAACTTTACATTAGGAACAAAGAAACGCGGTAATGATGGCAATATGTGGATAATAATACAAACAAAAAATAGTAAGCGGTGGTCTAAAGTAAATGAAAATAAATTACAAAAAACAAAAAAAAATCAAAAAAACAATCAGACAAAAAAAGCAAAAAAAAACACCATTTCAGTAGATAAATTAAGACAACTACTTAAAAAATATAATGTAACAACAAGTGGTTCAAAAGAAGCTATGGCTCAAGGGTTAGTTAGAGTAAGCAATTTTTTAATCGAAAGCGATGATTTAGAATTAATTTATAATTTATTAGATAAAGCCCAACAAAAAAAAGCAACGCAACTCATAAACGCTAGAATTAATAAACCAATTACTAATTATCGAGGAATGTATGAACCACTAACAAAACCAATAAGTTCAATGACGCGTGAAGAGTTAATAAAGAATTTACAAAAATTTAGAGACAGTTGGGAAAAAATTACTACGCGAGATACAGATTTATCAGATGAGCGTTTAAATGATGAACCAACTCACCAATTACGAAACTTAATTAAATTTTATTATAGCACCAGCGCAAAACTGTCAGCCGAAGATTGGTTGCGTAAATATGTATAATAATTAGCAAAATTAGCATTAATGCATAAAAATAATATGTTTTTATAGTATGTATGAAAATTGTAAAATAATTAGTCATAAAGGAGCACATAAATATAGTCTATTAATGTTACATCCTATGTATTCAGATGCATCTTATTTTAATGATTATA